GCCGGATCCAGCTAACCCTTAACACGAAGGAGAACCCACACCATGGCTGATACAGCAATCACGATCTCGTCCACCCGCGTCACCCCCCTCTCTGAACAAGAAGTTGCGGCGACCGGCTACAACGCACGCTTCCGCGTGCTCTCGACCGATATCCTCTACGGCACTGGAGCCTCCGACACCGTCACCGTGACGTTGGGCGCGACTCCGGCCAAGTGGTATATCGACAAAGCTGGTGTCAACATCACGACGGCCTTCGCGGGTATCACTGCGGCGACCATCATCGTTGGCACCACCTCGTCCACCGCTGCGCTCACCTCGTCCACGACCCTCCTCACGGCGGCGTTCTTGAACCAGACGGTAGGCACTCCGATCCTGACGAACACCACGGGTACGGCGGCCCGCAACCTTGTCGCAACCTTCACGGCTGCTGGCACGGGCGGTCCTGCTGCACTCACGGCGGGTCAGCTGGACATCTACCTGCACCTCGTCAATACTGCTCTCCTGCCGTAATTGGCAGTTGAGTATTCGGGGCACATGGCCTAGCCATGTGCCCCATCCCTTTTATGTCTTACGAAGCCACCGGAAGTGGAGATTTAATCACTGGCTTGCCTCAGTCCTTCTTGGATGAATTTGAGGCCGAGATCCGAGGCCGAGTGCCTGCGGAGAAGATCGCTGCCCAACTGCGGCAGGAGAAGCTGGCCCGAGTGATGCGGCAGGCAGGCTCGACCCAGATCGACACCCTCGGCCAGAAGGTCGCCAGCATTGACCCGCGCCTGTACTTCCGCTGCCTTGCCGAGCGGGGCCACGAAGAAAATTGGATTGACGACCTCCTCAAGGACAATCCTGAACTCTGCGCACCGGGCTATCGCCCCAACCGCAAAGGCGATTTCCGCCACGGCAAAACCTTCATCAACGGCAAACCTGTCTGATCATGAAACCGAACTCCAAACATTGCGCAGAGTGTAAGAAACGCGGGCAGATGTGCCCCGAGTGCGAGGAGCATGAACTGGACGAAGGCGAAGACGGCGGCGTAGTCGATGGCGTCCCGATGACCAAGATTACCGTGACCAGCAAGCGGCTGGCTAAGGATGACGACCTACTCGACGAAGGCGAAGACGGTGGCGTAGTCGAGGGCATCCCGGTGACCAAGTTCACGGTCGTGGGTAAGAAGTCCGACAAGCCCGAGGAAGACCGGATCTACGAGGATGACGATCTGGAGGAGGGCAATAACAAGCGGATCGAAGATGGCATGGAGCATCTGAAGTTCCTGCGCGACCAACTGTCTGAGGCCGAAGACGAGGACGAGAAGAAGCGGATCAAAGGCGACATCTCGGAATGGTCCGCACTCCTGCTGAAGCGTCACAAGCAGCATCGCCGTGGCCCTGCTGACACCGAGAACATCACCGACAAGAAGAAGTCTCCAGTGTCCCTCTTGGACCTGTTCAATCCTTCACGCCCGATGGGGATGCGGTAATTCCATGGCCCGTCTCGTCAGTCACTACTCTACGTTCCTGACGAACTGGTCTTCGTTGGTGGGGATCCCCACGTCCCGCCTGACGACAGAGATTGCGGCGACCGCCAACGCGGCATTCAACTCCGCACTGTCGAAGATGTGGGGCGACGGGCAGTGGATGGAGGTCTGCCCCTACGGCGAGGCACGGTTCTTGGGGAATCGACTGACCTACCCAAACAATCAGGCCAAGTCGGCGGTGTGGACGGCTACGGCGGTGACGGCCACGGCCAACAGCGTGTCGAACCCGGCGGATGGCAACGTGACGGCCACGAAGCTGATGGAGACGGCGGCCAACTCGGACCACAAGGTGGTTCAGTCGGTGACGAACTTCTTCCCGTCGACCAGTTACACGGTCTCGTTCTACGCCCGCCCCAATGGTCGGGCATTCCAATACCTGTCGGTCACGGACGGCGTTACTACCTACACGGCGTTTTTCAACACGACGACCGGCGCGGTGGGCACGACGACCAATTTCACGACGACCACGATTGCCCAGCAGCCCAACGGTTTTTGGCTCTGCCAAGCGACGTTCACCGCCAACGTGGCTGCCACCTCCAGCGGGTCGGTCACGCTGCAACTCTCGTTAGACGGCTCCACCCTTTCCTACGCAGGGGACATCACCAAGGGCGCGTATTTCTGGGGTGCGCTGGTTCAGCAGACCAGCAACACCCCCGTCCAAGACCTCATCTTGGAGTGGGATCAGACTGGGGAATACCCCATCGACGTCGTCTACAACGTCTGGCCATGCTCCCCCTTCGCCAGCAATTTTCCCTCTCAGTTCGGCTACAACCTGTTGCCGCAGGGCATTCAGATCATCAACGGGACGCCGTATCAGTATGTCGTCTACAACAACGGGGTAGCCCAGAACAATCTGTACGGTGCTCCCCCCAGCAATCCGGTCTACATCTACTACCGCAAGACGGCCCCCAATTATTCCGGTGACGTTTACAGCGCGAGCAGCACCTACTCCGTCGACCAGCAGATCTACTTCACCAACGCCGCAGGCTACGGGGATTTTTACAAGTGCGTCGTGGCCGCAGCCATCAATGAGAGTCCTACCACCACCCCCACCAGCTGGGAGGTAATCCCGCTCTACGACGTGTTTCTGCCGTACTGCACCTACCAATCCTACGGCGATTGGCTGGTTGCTGACGGGCAGATGGACAAGGCTCAAGCCGCTTATGGTATTGCAGAGGGCAAGATGGGCGACCAGTTTGACGTGATCGAACGCCAGATGAACGCCATCTCCCCGATGAAGGTTCAAAGCCACTTAACCTCTCGACCCGCCTACTAACATGAGCTTCTCCACCGCCAACGTCGCCTATCCTTTCCGCGCTATGATCGCGGGGTCTCCGGTCGCCAGCCAATCCCTCACGGTCTCCACCGCTGCGGTGGCCCCTGCCGGTTACACCGTATCTCCTGACGTCGACGGGGTCAACTACGTCACCTTCGACGTGCAGACCAATTCGGTGCGTGTCCGCTGGGACGGGACCGACCCCACTGGCACCGTGGGCCACGTCCTCTACGCGGGCAGTGCCTACACTTGGGCTGCCTCGCAGTTCAACGCCTCCAAGTTCATCCGCATCTCTACCGCAACTGCTGACGCAGTGATCTTCTCGTCGGCCCTCCAATCCTAACATGCTCTCCAATCACCCTTCTGTTTTGGGCAGCGGTGGCGGGACCGCCTACAACATCATCGGAGGCACGGGCCTCTTTGCCGACGGCACCGCCGCCGCGCCGAGCATTTCGTTTGCGGCGGATACGGACACGGGGTTTTATCGCGTTGCGGCAAACATTATTGGTGTCGCTAACAACGGCTCCATTTCAATGGCGTTTGTCGCGGGAGGGAAAATCCAAGGAGCCGGTTTAGATAACGAATTGGCGCTGGCCGGTAACGGTTCGGTTTCTTTACGCGCAGGCGGCACCGCCCAAAACATCACGCTCACGCCGAGCACGACGGGTGTGGTGGACCTTACGCGAGCCTCAACTTCCGAATACTCGGTTCTAAGAGCAAACCGCTATGACATCGGTTCAGGCGGTTCGCTTGTTGCGATCACGGGTCTGCGAAATGCGTTTTACATTTACGACGGAACCGCGGGCGCAACGCGTTATCTTCTCACATCCGGCGGGAATCATTTGCTCGGCACCACCACCGACTCCGCGAACGGAATCCTGCAACTCGCCACGCACACAACCTCGGCGGGCGGGATTGGGTTTGGGGCGGATACCTCGCTATACACCGAAACCGCAGGTCGGATTATTTTGGCTAAGAATACAGCCGGAGACAGCACGTTGCGATGGGCGGCAAATGGCGTTGTTTACGGTTATGTTGGTCAAAGCGGAGGAAACACCTATCTGGGATCTCTAACGGCAAACAGTGTTATTCTCCAGACGAACAACACCACCGCCCTGACCCTCGACGCGTCGCAGGTTGCCACGTTCGCAAGCTCGCTTGGCGTCGCATCCGGCGCGACGATTAAATGGTTGGCCCGCTCATCGTTTTATTCGCCGTCTGATGGTGTTATCACAATGTATAACAACGCGACGTCCGACTTCACCCGCCTCCAGTTCGGCGGGACGACGGCGAGCTTCCCGGCGTTGCAGAGAAGCGGTTCGACGCTTCAAGCAGTCGTAGGCGATGCTAGCGCATATTGCAATTTCGTCGCTCTAACGGGAAACTTTACCTCCGTAACGGCAAGATCCGTGGCGGGAACTGTTGCGGCGGGCGAAGTCGCCTACGGTGGCACCACTGCCACGACCGTAGGCGCAGCCGGTGGAGCGTCCGCTCTCCCCGCCACCCCTACCGGCTACATCATCGTGAACGTAGCGGGCGCGAACATGAAAGTCCCCTACTACGCCAACTAATCACCATGCAAACTCCCATCGTCCCCGTCGCCGTTTTCCCCTCCACCGCCAACACGCTCGAAATCCGTGGCGTCGGCCCAGTCGATAATAGCGGTTGCCCGAATTATTTCTGGCAACTTTCCGACCGCCAACTCGTCACCCCGGCCACGCCCGCCATCCCGGCCACCGACGACACCCCCGAGGTGCCTGCGGTTGAGGCGGTCTACTCCAACACCCCGCTCACAACGGGCAACATCGCCATGACGGCGGAGCAGTGGGCCAACTGGGGCGACGAAATCCCTGACGAAGAATACCAGCTTGACTGCATCTCCACCAACCTTGGTCTGACCATCGCATAACATGACCAAAGACGAACACAAGGCCACCATCGTGACGCAACTCCAACAGCAGAGTTTGAACCTGCTCGTTGACTCGCTCGCTGCCGCGCTCGCGGAGATTGAGACGCTCAAAGCCGCTGCGGCTGCGCCTGCTGACAAGCCCTGATACCAGTTAATGGGTGAGGTAACCCATGAACCGCTACCGATCCTATGGACAGACTGACGACCCCCCTCTCATCGAGGGGGATCGCTCGCTTATAGGCTCCAACGATTGGGACGCGCCGGAGAACATTGGTCCGGGCCAAGTCCAAGCGGCGGTCAACATGGACTTCACCACGCAGGACGCCGTCACCCGTGGCGGATTCGTGTGCCTGCCCGGATTGGGTGCTGCCCCGTTCGATAGTGCTTGGGTAGCGCGGTCTACCCCTGAGAACAGCAGTTGGAACTCCGTGGCCTACGGAAATGACATTTTCGTAGCGGTATCCATGGACGGCACGAACCGGGTAATGACTTCTCCCGACGGGTTCACATGGACATCCCGCGTTGCGGCAGCCATGAACGACTGGTCGTCGGTCACTTTCGGCGAGGGCATCTTTGTGGCGGTGTCCACGACAGGCACCGGCAACCGGGTGATGACCTCGCCCGACGGCATCACATGGACCATCGGGGCCTCTGCCGCAGACAGCACTTGGACAGAGGTACGATATGGCGCAGGACGTTTCGTTGCCGTGGCATCGACCGGGACTGTGCGGGCGATGTATTCGTTGGACGGAACTACATGGGTGTCGAGTGCCTCTCTGGCATCAGAAACGTGGATAGCCGCCGCTTATGGTAACGGACTCTTTGTTGCTGTTGGAACGAATGTGGTGGCGACAACTAACGACGGCATCACATGGACCTCTCGGACCTGTCCAACCGGCGTATGGACGGGAGTCACCTACGGTGAAGGTCTCTTTGTCGCGGTAGGATTTTCGGGTGCTACACGGGCAATGTCCTCACCCGACGGCGTCACATGGACCGCACGCACTGCGCCCGGAACCTACACTTGGAGAGCAGTGACGTTCGGCTATGACCGGTTCGTAGCGGTAGCGTCCTCTGGCCTGCCAGCAACCAATGCCGTGATGATTTCCTACAACGGCATAGACTGGCTGTTGCGGGAGTCTCCGACCATCATCCCCACCCCTGCTTGGCTTGCGGTTACTTATGGGGCGGGGATTTTCGTCGCGGTCTCAGATATCAATCCCGGATCTGTGATGACCGCCTACGCCGTCACGGTCTGGGCCTCGGGGGTCTACTCCGATCCGGAAGACCCGGGATCTCAGTGGATCATGCTGGTGGGCAATACCTCGGTGGGCTTCTACGCCAACGGCAGAGCCCCCCACACCATCTCACTGGGTTCCTACACGGTCTCAAACCAGTCTACCATCGTCCAGTGCAACAATCTCGTCTACCTGTTCCGTGGCCCCAATGCGGCACCGATCTACTGGGACGGGGATTGGAACTCCACGTTTGTTGCAGTCCCCACTCCAACCCCACTGCCCGGGTTCTCAAACATTCCCAACAGCAGTCAGGCAACCTACTACCAAGACCGGTTGTGGGTGATCGACGGCAAGGATGAAGTCGCGGCTTCGGACACGTTGGACTTCAACACCTACGACGATCTCGCCAACAACTTCAACCTGAACAAGGGGTCGTCCGACTTTCTGGTCATGACGTATCCGTTTG